TCTTCCGATCTCCCCGGCAGGAACATTCCCGGCAGGTGAAATTCAGTGGAAAGTGCAGGCATTCAACGCCGACGGCGTGGAAGGCACGTGGGACGCGAATCTGCCGAATCCGAAGACGTTCATCTGCGTGGCTGCTCCAGATGCGCCGAACGGCATATCTTCGGACGGTGTTCCGTATGCCACGATCACATGGCAATGCGACGGGCAGCAGGCATACAGAATCGAGATTGACGGCGTCGACTACGGCGTCAGGTTCGGCACAGACAAGTCTATCACGATTAACGAGCCTTTGAGCGACGGAAGCCACACGGTCACCATCACAGCACAGGGAGTGTACGGGCTTTGGTCCCAGCCGGGAACCGGCACGATTCAGATTGCCAATGATCCCGGTGACGGCATTTTGCTGACCGTAAGAGGAACGACTGACGCAGAGCTGGAATGGGCAAGCATAGAGGATGACCTGAACATCTACATCTACCGTGACGATGTGAAGATCGGCCATACGAACGGAAACGCTTTTACAGACAGGCTTGCTCTCGGTACTCACAGCTATTACGTCATAAACCGGCTGGAAAACGGGAATTATGCAAAGTCCAATGTCGTATCGATCGCCCTCAATACCGAGAGAACCATGATCGCAACCTATCCCCCGAAACTGTGGCTGGACATCGAGCTGACAGAAAACAGCGCTGCAAAGGATACGTTCAGCTACCAGAGGACCGTCAGCACACGCCATTTTCTCGGCGCTGCCTACCCGGTGCTTGAAATGTCACCGTTTGAAGATGTCTCCGCATCCTACGAAACTGCCGCTATGGATATGGCCGCAGCAAAGTCGTTTGAGCAGCTGAAGGGAAAGGTGGTCTGCATCAAGAGCCGGATGGGCGTGGTGTTTGTCGGCATCATGAGCACGATGCAGAAAAAGGTTGGAGAATTCTTCGCCTCCTACACCTTCACTGTGAAACGCATCCACTATGAGGACTACGTCGATGATACGATTGATTGAAACCAGATTCGTCATTGTGCGCAACGGGGCTGATTTCGGACTGTTGCATCAGAAGGAAGGCACCGCGCCAATGATTAGGATGAACTCCGGATCGAGGGTCAAGACGTCTCTCTCCGGAGAGTTCATCCAGAGTGACGACATCAGCTGGTTGAGCGACAAAATCCGGGCAGAGCTGATCATTGACGGCGTTACATATCCTCTTGGCATATATATTCCAGCATCTGTTCGGTGGAGAGAGACGGAGACAACAAAAACTGCCAGCATCGAGGCCTACGACCAATGCTGGCAGCTAAGTGACACAAAGACAGAAGGAAATCTTCATCTCAGCGTAGGAACAAACTATATCGATGCAGTGAAAATGCTGCTGAATCAGGCTGGGATCGTATTAGTCAGCAGCAAACCGTCTTCGGCAACCTTGGCAGAGGATCGTGAGTGGGAGCTGGGAACCAGTTACCTGGACATTATCAACCAGCTGCTCGATGAGATCAATTATAATCCGCTGTGGTTTAATGCATCTGGTGTTGCGGTGCTGGAGCCGATATCAGTGCCGACTGCCGAGAACATAGAGCACACGGTTGATTCTTCCGATCCGGACTGTCTGATGCTTCCGACTCTCACCAATGAGGTTGATGTCTTCAGTTCACCGAATGTTTTTGTCTGCGTTTGCAGCAATCCTGATAAGGACGACGTCATGATCGCAAAGGCAGAGAATACCAATCCTCAGAGCGCACTGTCCATTGCCAGGCGGGGCAGAAAAATCGTCAAAGTGGAAAAAGTCGACAACATTGCCGATCAGGCTGAGCTTCAGGCCTACGCAGAACGGCTCCGGAATGAGAGCATGATCACAGGAGAGGTTTTCCGAATCCAGACCGCATTGCAGCCAGGGCATGGGGTGAACGATGTTGTTGCTTTCCACCATGACGATGTGACGGCAATCTGTATCGAGACGTCGTGGAGCATGAGCCTCGGCGTCGGCGGCACGATGCAGCGCTCCCTCAAAAAGGTGGTGTATAACCTTGGATGAACTGATAGACCTCAATGAAGTTGTCGTTGAGGAAGAGAAACAGGAAGAAATCGTTTTGGCTACAATCACCGCAGTCGGGACGGACGGCGTCCAGATTCAGATAGACGGCGAAGAGGAAGCCGGAGAGAAGGAGTACAAGGTCAACACCTCCGTAAAGTTCGCCGTCGGCGACCGGGTGAAGATCTTCAAAAACTCCGGAACCTACCTGATCGAGTACAAGTTCGGTGCTCCGATGGCGGATTATCCGATCCCGGCAGGGGGAAGCGACGGGCAGGTCCTGACGAAGGACGGCTCGAACGACTTCGCCGTGAAATGGGGAAACGCTCACGGCGTACCGTCCGGAGGCGCTTCCGGATATGTGCTCACGAAAAACAGCGGCACCGATTACGACCTGACATGGGCGCAGCCTCACTGGCTACCTTCTGGAGGCACAAACGGCCAGGTGCTGGCGAAAAGCTCCGCGACTGACTACTCCGTCGCATGGGTGGACGCCGGCTACGGAGTGCCGTCCGGCGGAACGACCGGCCAGGCGCTCACGAAAAAGAGCAACACGAACTACGACTTGCAGTGGTCAGATGTGAAAGGGATCCCGTCTGGCGGAACGGCAGGCCAGGTACTGGCGAAAACAAACGCCACAAACTACAACGTAGAGTGGGCGACGCCATCCGCTGGGCTGCTGAAAAACGGAAGTTATACGCTGACTCTGAATTCGTCCGGAGTTCTGGTGCCAAACTCATCCGGATCAATATCTCTGGGAAACAGTTATTACCCTATCGGGAATCTATACGCAAGTAATAGCGTTCAGTTATGCGGCAGCGGATACAGCGCTGCGCTTGGTTTTTTCGGCACGACGCCGATTCGCAAGATAACGTCTATCACGACCAGCTCCACGCTGGCCAATCTGATCACGGCGCTCAAAAACTACGGACTGTTTTAGGAGGCAACATGAAACTGATTGATCTGGTAAACGCGAGGGGCTCTCTGCAGAAACTGATCGCGCAGGATCTTCCGATCCGGACGGCCTATCAGCTGATGAAGCTTACGGACGAGTGCAACCGGCATCTCGGATTCTACGGTGTGGAGCTGGCGAAGTTCGATCCGGCCAAGGATTCGGAGCGGCTGAAGGAGCTGGACAACATGGAGATCGACATAGACGCAGAACGGATCACGATCAGCCTAGACGGAGACCTGAAGATCTCTGCTGCAGACGTGAAGATGCTGATGCCGCTAATCGAGTTCCAGTGACTACGCCAAACCGGAATTTTACAACGCCTTGGCGTAATGCCTATACAAATCATGCACAAGATGTGGTATTGTCTCACCGGCTGATACCACATGAGAAATACATTTCTTAGGAGGGATCAGCGGTATGAACATCAACAGAATCCCTGTCGCGTTCTACGGGAAGCGGCGGGTCGTTGCTCCTGAAATCAGTTACAAGTACAACCAGAAGCAGGTACTTGAGATTCAGGGGTTCTACGGCCTGCCGGAATACTTCCGTGTAGACTTCGCGAACGAGGGAGACGCGCTGGCAAAATCCGTGATCGGGACGCCGGACGGCATCGAGATCCCGGACGAATACCTCCTGACGGGGAAGGCCATCAAGGTCTACATCGTTCTGGGCGGTCCGGATGAATCCGTCCAGACGGTGGCGGAGATCGACATCCCGGTCAGAGGGCGGTTGCCAGTATCGGAAGAAACTCCGACTCCGGAGGAACGGAGCATCATCGACGAGCTGATTGCAGCGCTGAACGATGGTGTCGAGAGGGCCGAGACGGCTGCGGACGAAGCGGAACAGCACGAAGCGGACGCCGGGGCCGACGCCCTAAAGGCTGAAGGCCATGCTTCCGGCACCCAGGGCGGGGAGCCTGTCACGGATGAATCCCCGTACTACCACAACAACGCATCATATTTCGCCGGTCAGGCCGGTGCATCCGCGACGGCGGCGGGCGAAGCCAAGGACGCAGCAGAGACCGCGCAGGGCAAGGCCGAAGACGCCGAAGCCGGAGCGAGAGAGGCAAAGGACGACGCACAGGCGATTGTTGACGGAGCGGTGGCCACCGTAAACCGGGCAAGGGACGACGCCGTGCAGACTGTACGGGAAGAGGGCGAGTCGCAGACTGCCGCAGCCCGCCGGCAGGCGGAAGCCGCGGCAAGGTCGGCAAGCGCATCGGCCGAGTCGGCAGATGACGCAGCCGCGGCGAAAACAGCGGCTGAAACCGCTCAGGGTGCTGCCGAGACCGCTCAGGAAAAAGCGGAGACTGCCCAAGGCGCCGCAGAGGACGCCCAGGAGGCGGCAGAAACAGCACAGGAACTGTCCGAACGGGCACAGGCAGCAGCGGAAGAAGCCGCAAGGCAGGCCGGTGAGCGAGTCGGCATGATCCACGACATCGACAATCAGAAATACTATTCCGTTTCTCAGGAAGTCCGCAACGGATTTCTGGTGGAAACCTTTACGGAGGTGCAGAATCCATGAGCGATATTACCAGAACCAGACCGAATGCCGATCAGATGGACCGCCTGATCGAAAATGTGAAGGCTGTGGCGGATGCGGTCTACGCAGAGAGCGACATGAGCTTTCTGGCCATGCTGGATGAGAGCAACTACAAGACCACAATGAAGAAGTGGTTCACTGCCCATGGCGCCGCCGCCATGACGGACCTGACGGCCCTGTGCGACAAGTGGTACACCCTGACCCGGACGGGATTCTACGGAGGCGTCCGCTTCAATCAGCCGGTGGAGGGCGAGAGCATGAGCTCTGACGGCACCAGAACCGGCGACTGCGTGGGCAAGACCTGCGTCCCCTCCACGGAGACGGTTGCGGGACAGGATGACTTTGCAGGAATCCCGCTCTTCGCCCCTATGGACTGCAACGTCTATCTGGACGAGGACGGCAAACCGCACATCACGGCCATTGACGGCATCGCCGGAGGCTTTGAGCGGTACAACGAGAGCCGGATCGTCGGCGTTCTGCAGATGACAGGCTGGGTGAAGTTTGTGGACGATTCCTCCGGATGGGGCATCGACTACACCGACAATATCGGGATGCCGGGATTCCATCCTCTGCCGGAAGCGGTGGATCTGGACGGCACGGTCCGGACCTGGGTGGTTCACGGCAAGTACGGATTCGGTGACAACTGGTCCTGCTGCAGCGGCGTGAAGACCAAAGTCTGGAACG